ATGATGAAACGCTTTTATATGACACTGATGCTGGCGGCAAGCCTGGTGCTGGCCGGCTGCTCCAGCACCTCCGATTCCGGTGGCACCTACACCGTTAAACGCGGCGATACCCTGTACGGCATCTCCCGCACCACCGGCACCAGCGTTCGCGATCTGGCCCGCCTGAATAACATCTCCCCGCCTTACACCATTGAGGTGGGGCAGAAGCTGAAGCTTAACGGCAGCAGTTCAACGAAGACAACGAAGAAAAAATCTTCCTCTACGCGCACCGCGGCGGTCACGCCTTCGTCCGCGGTACCTCAGTCCTCCTGGCCGCCGGTGGGACAGCGCTGCTGGCGCTGGCCGACCAGCGGCAAAGTGGTCCTGCCTTATTCCACCGCCGATGGCGGCAATAAAGGCATTGATATCGCCGGAACCCGCGGCCAGCCGGTGTATGCCGCCGGGGCGGGCAAGGTGGTCTACGTCGGCAATCAGCTGCGCGGCTATGGCAACCTGATCATGATTAAGCACAGCGAGGATTACATCACCGCCTATGCCCACAACGATAAGCTAATGGTGAATAATGGCCAGAGCGTGAAGGCCGGCCAGCAAATTGCCACCATGGGCAGTACGGATGCCGACTCAGTGCGGCTGCATTTCCAGATCCGCTACCGGGCGACAGCCATCGATCCGCTGCGTTACCTGCCGCCGCAGGGAAGTAAACCTAAGTGCTAAAAGGTTATTTTATCGCCAGTCAGCATCCGGCAGGCTTGTCACAGGGTGCGTAAGGGCTATAATGCTTCTCGCACCTCTTCGCGGGCGTAGTTCAATGGTAGAACGAGAGCTTCCCAAGCTCTATACGAGGGTTCGATTCCCTTCGCCCGCTCCAAACACACTTCTCCTAACGTCTACTCAAATCAACCAAACCCAGCAATCACAAGGCATTAGCCAGTATCTCTGTATTCTGACGTAAACTAACGTCTACTCAAATCTATACATTCATGTGTATAGTAATGCGTATAGCTCGTGCTCTACACTTTGGAACTATACACAATGCCCCTCACAGACCTTGAAATCAGGCGCTCTAAGCCGCGTGAGAAGTCCTATACACTCAACGATGGCAATGGGCTATCTCTGCTCATCGAGCCGAACGGATCTAGAGGGTGGCGTTTTCGCTACCGTTTCGATGGTAAGCCCAAGATGATTTCGTTGGGCACGTATCCGGATGTAACTCTCAATGATGCTAGGCGCAAACGTGATGATGCCCGTAGGTTGGTTGCTGGCGGCATAAATCCCAGCGATGTACGCAAAGAAGATAAGCTGGCGAAGCTGAGTCGCAATCAAAATACCTTCGAGGCAATTGCCCGCGAATGGTACGCCAAGCGCATAGACCGTTGGTCTGAATCCTACGGCGAAGAAATGATGAAAACCTTCGAGGCTGATGTATTTCCGTTTATCGGGCAGCGTCCTATTGCCGATATCAAACCGATGGAGCTCATGTCAGTTCTTTCTAAGCTGGATGAAAGAGGAGCGACAGAAAAGTTGAGAAAGGTTAGGCAGCGTTGCGGGGAGGTGTGGAGATACGCGATTGTTACTGGTCGAGCTGATTATAACCCGGCACCGGATCTGGCCAGCGCGTTCGCCCCTCATAAGAAAGAGCATTACGCTTTTCTCACCAGTGACGAACTTCCCGAATTCTTCCGTACGCTGAACACGTACAGCGGCAGTTCGGTTGTAAAGTTGGCGATGCGCTTGCAGATTCTTACCGGCCTACGCCCTGGAGAATTACGCCAGGGAGAGTGGATTGAAATCGATTTTGAAAAACGTCTATGGGAAGTACCACCTGCGCGCATGAAAAAGCGTCGACCTCACTGCGTCCCTTTATCCGACCAAGCGTTCGCCATCTTGGAGCAGTTACGCCTCGTCACCGGCAATTATCGGTTCATTTTCCCTGGTAGGATTCAGCACAGTAAACCAATGAGCGAAATGGCGATGAACGTCTTGATACGTCGAATTGGATATGCGGGAAGAGTAACCGGGCACGGTTTCCGGCACACCATGAGTACCATCCTGCACGAACAGGGCTACAACACCGCGTGGATAGAAACGCAGCTGGCACACGTCGACAAAAACTCTATTCGAGGAACGTACAACCACGCCCAGTATCTGGATGGCCGCCGCGAAATGCTCCAGTGGTATGCCGACTATATGGAGGCCTTGGAAAACGGCGAAAATGTAGTGCATGGAACGTTTGGGAAAAGCGCTTAACTGTATGTATAGACAGTGCTAATTGACAGTAGTAGACTTCGGTAGACGAACAAAGAATAGGCTATGTCTAGGCTGATCCCCGAAAACCCGTACACCTCTGCGGGCTGGCATAGCCGCCAAATTCAGAGGGCGTGAGGTGGCGTTTAGTGTCTTACAATTCAAAAAGCTGTAGTTCCCTTGAAAAGGCATATTATACCCCAGTTGAAGCAGCTCTTCGGTGGTGTAATCTTATTGCGCATGAGGTATTAATTCTTGAGCGGGTCGGCTTGGATGTTTTACCCGGTGTCGGGATGTTCCCTCAATGGCCGTGTTTACGTGTTAATGCCGAAAAGATTCTTGATGCTATACACAATGGTGAAATTGCTTACGGACGAGATGGAAAAACAGTTTCTCCGGGTGAGCAGGTGGCTAAGCATCGTCTAACTATTCGTCACTCAGATCTTAAAGCATGGATGGCGAAAAATTATCCCAATCAAAAGCCCTCTTTCCTTTTTGATGTAGTTGAGCAGCAGTTGCATGCGGGAATTACAGTTGATGCATATCAGACTCTTCAGGCCGAGAACAAACGGCTTAATATTCGATTAGCTAATGCTGTAAAAACCTTCCAGCAACAGAAACAAGAAATCTCTGAATTACAAGGCGAGCGCGACTCGCTACGACAGATGGTAGATAACGCAGTACAACATATCGATGGGCGCTCAGAGACAACTTATCTAAATATAATCGGTGGACTACTTTCTTTGATGCTAGGCAATTCTCCAAGTGGTAGAAAAATGTCTGAGTTTGCCAATCAGGGCGCAATTATCAGTGCGATGCTTGCCCATTTTGAGGGGATCCCCGGTATAAGTGTGAGAACGCTTGAGGGCAAATTCTCTGAAGCCAATAAAAGCCTTAAAAAACGTTAATTTCCTCATACAGTACCGCAATTGCGGTACTGTATGCCGCAACTGCGGTGATCTTTTATTTCATTGAAGCTGTAATAGCTTCTGTAGACGTTAATCAACTACAGGAGCAGTTAAAATGTCTTATACCCTCATTCGCCTACCTGAAGTTCAACGCCGAACTGGTTACAGTAAGGCGTGGATCTATAGACTAATTAGCCAAAACCGTTTTCCTTCAGCCGTTAAGATAGGCTCTCGCGCGATTGCATTTGTCGAAAGCGAAGTTGACGAATGGATAAGCCAGCGTATCGAAGAACGTGATGCGTTAGTTTCCACAAAACCTCAACTGTAACTTAGCCCGGGAAATTTATTATGACTAACAAAAATGCCCTAGCCGGGCAGGGTTTCGCTCAACCTGAAAACAGCAGCGATGATATTTCGGTCATTAAATTTGAGGCCGCGAAAGTCCGTATTGTTAAGATCAACGGTGAACCGTGGTTCGTTGCAAAAGATGTTTGCGCGGCGCTGGAATTATCCAATTCGCGCATGGCGTTGCAGGCTCTGGATGATGACGAGAGAAATACCGTAACTTTAACTTACGGTATTCGCGGGAACCCAAATCATAGCGCTGTCTCTGAATCTGGTTTCTACAAGCTGATCGCCCGCAGCCGTAAAGCTATTACGCCGGGCACATTCGCTCATCGTTTCAGTAATTGGGTATTTCGAGAGGTTATCCCTTCTATCCGCAAAACTGGCTCTTATGGTGTGCCGTTCGCGTTCCTGAACGACTTTAGCCGGCGCATGGCGGCTTATCAGCAGGAGGCCAGCAAACGCGGGTACAAGTTGCAGCAGTGTAAGGGGGCAAAAGAAGCTCTTGAGCGGGAAGAAATTCAGTTGTGGCGTAAGTATCAGCCCGAGCTATTGAAGGAAAATGGCGATGAATAAAAAGGCGGAAAGACGCCGGGATTTTTACCCGGCAGAGAGCATGCTTAATCAGCCCTTTGGCTCGATACCACGCTGCTGGAGTTCCTTGCGAATAATTCTCTTAAGCCATGCGGCTAGAGACTCATCACCATCTTGCTGTTGCGCTCGTTCCATCATCTCTCGAAGCTCTGGATCAAGCCGAAATTGGAATGGAGGATTGCCTCGTCTCTCGTTTTTGTGTGTTGACACGTCAATTACACCCGATGTAATGTGTTTATGTGTAATGACACATTACACACAGGAAATGAAAAAGACAACGCCCCGAAGTGCGGGAACACTTTCAGGGCGTCTAACCAAAACGTTAGTTGAGGTAACATTATGGCTTGCACTAAGTCTACCCAAATACGCCCTGAATTTACATGGCGTTTTCTCACCTTGGGTGAATTCACAAATCAGATCGTCAATGTTACTGCTTCCACCGAGCGCGAAGCCCGCGAAAAAACGCCAGAAGGATGTGTCTGTATCCTGGCGTGTCGATTTCGTGTTGAGGAGGTGCAGCATGTTTAACCTCCAGACCCTGACAGCTAAAGCCCGCGAGCTGCGCGGTAACGTGGTAAAAGCCACTACCACGAAGGGCACCCGCACCATGACCCCTGTTTACGAACGGGAAGAGCAGCGCAAACTGCGTGAACGCATACAGCAGACCCAGCCGGACTGGGTATTACTCTGGTGGGATATTGCGACCGTTACAGGCTGGCGTACCAGCGACGTGTGCAACTTCCGTTACTCCTGCATCAACTGGGAAACCGGCATAGCAACAATTATCGTAGCGAAGCAGACCAAAGCAGCAGAAGCCAGGGCGACCCGGAAGGGGATCGAGATTGTTCGCCAGCAGCGCAAGGACGCTGCCCGGCTTGCTGGCGATCACATTGCTTACATGCAATGGGATAGCGTGAGCTGCGACCAACTGGCCGCCGGCATGACGGAAGAAGAACAGGCGATCGTGTTTGAGCTGGTGGCAAAGGCTGAAGTTAAGCACGATACCAAACAGCTGCCGCCGGGCATCATCAAGCGGCTGCGCGAACGCATGGAGCGCAATCTTATCGGTGACGACCTGGTATTTTCCCGCAGCCAGATTGAAAGTAACCGTTGCCAGTCTCTGGAAGGTAGCGTTAGCCGTCAGACGATCTGGAAGAAACTGCACAACGTCATGGTGTGGTTTACCCGCGTAGTAAACACGCGTCTGCGCCTGAGCGCCTACAGCGCCCGCAAAATAGCCGCATTCAACATGATGCGCCGTGGTGGTGAGCAAGGCCTGCTTATCGCGTCCGAAATGCTGGGGCATAGCAACCCAGCAGTAACCCGAACATACCTACAATTAGGCAGTCAGGCCGGAGAACTCCAGGCAGAAATGGCAATGGAGGTGATGGCATGAACATAGATCAGGGTCAGAACACCATTGAAATTACTACGGAGCTTTGCGCGCTGCTGATTGCTACTGAAATGGTCACTGGCAAGGTGGATGAGACCGACCTAAAAATTCTGCTTTCTCTTGGTCGCCGTTTAGCCCATGCCGTCTGGGACAACCTGAATGACGCGGGGTTTGGCGAATGAATGATATTTACGATCTGGTTCGCCGCGCTGACGGAAAGGCCGTATATAGCTTCCCGGTTGGTGGTCGTTATCTGGTGGATACTTCTAACGGTATTCAATCTATGCGCCCTCTGATGGAAGACGAGATTATTTTCACTGTGGAGAGTGCCGCGCGCTTTCTGAAGAAGATTGGTTATCAGGTAATCCCGCCAGCGGCGTGAGGTAAAAAATATGACGATTAAAATTTCCGGCTTAGCTGCTGGTGGCCGCGCTCACCCTGAAATCAGGCCGGGCGATAAATGGAAGGACAGCCGGGGTAGCATCGTAATTATCGAAAGTTACCGATTCGACAGAGTGACATATTGCCGCGAGGGGTACAGCTCACCGTGTTTTTGTACGCCCGAAAGACTGGTGCGGGAGTTTGAATTTGTTTCTTCCGCGCCGGTCGCCGGCGAAAAAGATATCGATCGGATTATGCGGGTACAGGGCATCGAACGAATTCGGGTTATGCGGGAAATCATCAGGGAGCGAGGGAACAGAAAATGAAAAATGCACCAAACCTTAAAAAGCAGCCGGCGGATCTCATGGAGGAGTCAATTATCTTTGCCGGCGCCGATGCCTGGACGTTCGCTAAAGCATGGCAGGAAATGAACCCGATTGGCGACACGGTGCCGCCGGTCGTGCTGGATAAAAAGCAGCTGGCGGAGCTGGAGAATATCCGGATTGTGGATGATGGCCGGCTCTATGCCCGGGTTTGCCGTGGCGGGCATCTGACCGAACGGCAGATAACCATTCTCGCGACAAAGCTGGCGGTGGCCGGCGTGGAGCGCGCGCAATTCTACTCTGAAGGTTATCAGCTTCTGGAGGACTGGACGCCGCAGCTGCCGCGCCTCAAAGCCGATGCGGAAGCCGGCAAAAGCATGGTGATCGGCAAACCGCTGACGGATGTAAACCTCCGCGACCTGGCTGATAACGAAAAGGCGCTCATACTGGCCGCGCGTTACACCGGCATTGCGATCCATGAAAACAGCGAAGGCGTGTACGTCTACCGCGCCGGCATCTGGGAGAAAACGTCTCTGCTCGAGCTGAGCCGCGAAATGGTGGCTATCTACAACGAGAACAAAACCAACTTCAGCAAGCGCGCGATCAACAACGTTATCGACGCCCTGAAAATCGTTATCCCGGTAATGGGGGAGCCGCGGCGCAGCCTGATCCCCTTTGCAAACGGCGTCTACGATATGGAAACCGGCGTTTTCTCCGAACACAGCCAGGATAACTGGCTGACCAACCATAACGGCGTGACCTATACGCCGGCGGTGCCGGGCGAAAACCTCCGCGACCATGCGCCGAACTTCCATAAGTGGCTAAGTTACGCATCAGATAGAGACGCAATTAAGATGCAGCGCATCGCTGCAGCGCTCTTTATGGTGCTGGCGAACCGGTACGACTGGCAGCTGTTCCTCGAGATAACCGGTGAGGGCGGTAGCGGGAAAAGTGTCTTTACCCATATCGCTACGATGCTGGCCGGTGCGCATAACACCGCCAGCGGGAACATGGCGGCGCTCGACAGCGCGCGCGGGCGGGCGCAGTACGTCGGGAAAAGCATGATAACGCTTCCTGATCAGCCCAAATATTCAGGAGAGGGTACCGGGATAAAAGCGATAACCGGCGGGGATGCCGTGGAGATCGACCCGAAACACGAGCACCAGTACACCGCCGTTTTGCGGGCGGTGGTTGTGGCCACGAACAACACGCCGATGATTTTCACCGAACGTGCCGGCGGCGTTTCCCGGCGACGCGTAATTTTCCAGTTTAACCGGCGCGTCAGCGAGGAGGATAAAGATCCCGACCTGGCAGAAAAGATATCCGCTGAAATTCCGGTGGTGGTTCGTCGGCTGCTGGCGAACTTTGCGAACCCGGAAAAAGCGCGGGCGCTGCTGCTGGAGCAACGGAACAGCGAAGAAGCACTGGAGGTGAAGCAGAAAACGGATCCGCTTTATGCCTTCTGCGCGCATCTTGAGCGGCTGGCTGATTGTGCGGGAATGATGGTAGGAAACCGCAATCCGCCTCACTATCCGCGAATTTATCTCTATCACGCTTACCTGGCATTCCTGGAGGCCAACGGTTTCGACAAGCCGCTGACGCTGAATAAATTCGCAGAGGGGATGGAAAGCGCGATGAGGGAGTTTAATCACGAGTACCGTAAGGAACGGAGAGCCCGTGGCATGGTGACCAACGTTGAACTTTCAGAGAGTGCGGAAGACTGGTTACCTCAGACGCATCCTGTAGCCGGTCATAAAGAATGAAGTTCAGATAAATATGGAGAAAGGTATACATGGTATACATCGAGAGAATAATTTATATATAAATCAGTGAAATAAACCATGTATACCTTGTTTTCAGGTATACACAGGGTGTACATGGTGTTCATTCTCTCATTAACCATCTGATCGTTTATTAAACAGAATGATGTATACCGTGTAGACCTGAAATCCCAAAATGTAGGCTGGTGTTCATAGGTTAATATTATGTTTTATAAGCAATTTATAGCCTTTATGAACACCATGTATACCTTGAGGGCAAATTCTTTAAAACGCATCCATTCATTTCACGTTGTGCATCCCCTCGATTTCATTACCATCATTTCATTACTTGCAATGATTATTGTGATTGTTGCGTTTTTTATCATGTGATAACCAAGGGGGAAGCATGAAAAAGGAACACGTGAAACCCGTTCTTCTGAGCGCTGCTCAGGTTGCGGCATTAAAAGCCATCCAGGAGCAGGAACGCCAGAAATCCGGGTTTGGTATCGCACCATCAATCCATGATGTGGCGAGAAAAATATTTGATGTTGGGCTATCCAGAATGGAGGTAAGCCAGTGAGTTACGAAATTAAAATTGGGCAAAGAAGCATTGCTATCACTGATAACGTTTCTGAAGTGGTTGCGCCTAATGAGCAGATGGCGATTCTTTTTAAAGGGATGGCGAATATTTTTGGTGATCTGCGGGCCGTGGCAATGTTAGCTGAGGCGGAAGCCGATGCCGTAGAGGTTATCCGCAATGATCCGGATTTAAACGAAGCAGCAAAAAACCGCCGGGCCAGAGATGCGGCAAATAGAGACACACTCACGGCTTTCACTAGAAGTACGGCGATGATAAGCGAACAAGCTGAAAATATTCTCAATTATCTTAAGACCAAACTGGCCCCAGTTGCTCCGTTGGCCGAGGGTGATGTTGTCGGATTTATGCGAGATAGTGAGCTACGGAATGTATTTCGCTCGCTGGATGGAGCTGCGAAAGAAAAGCTGATGGTAGCAATGTATGCCGGGAATCAGACGGATTTATGTGACGCCCTGCTACGAGGTAACGCCATTTGCTCAGGCGTAACAGATTCTCAGCTGGAGCGACTGACTTTTGCCCGTATCGCCACAGATAACGGAGCCGTTATCAAATCTGTTTCTAACCTGGTAAAAGCCATTAACCGCAACCTGCAGCAAATCATCGCTGTTCGCACATGGTATGCAAATCTGGTATTTGGAAGCAATGACGACCCTCGCGATGTGGCTCCTCGAGTCTCCGGGCTGGCGAATCTGTCCGAGTACATTGATGGTATGGAAAAAATTAATTCCCGACAGGGTAAAGCAGATGATGAAGATGGGAAACAGGCCGCCTGATGGCGGCTTTTTCTTAACTGGAGAATGCTAAATGACAGAAGTGAGGAACGGTAAATTATGTTATTGAGCAAATCAGCCTATGCCAGGCACATGGGAGTAAGCCGACAAACAGTTTACGGCTGGATAGCACGTGGTGAGATTGTGCTATCAGGCGATAAAGTGGATGTTGAAGCAACACAGGCGAAGCAAAATTCTGCTGGTGCTGGTGCTGGTGCTGGTGCTGGTGCTGGTGCTGGTGCTGGTGCTGGTGCTGGTGATCATCACAATGCAATGACGTGGGCGCAGGCCGCCGCGTGGGTATGGGGGCATGACGGCGGGAAAGAGCTGCCGGCTGATATTAATGCTGGCCAGCGAATAGAGGCAGCAGCCGCTGAGCTGGGTTTTGATGTTCAGCACGAGCCCGATGAACAATTGCTGATTCTCTTCCGGCCGGATGAAGAAACCCACAGCTTCTATGGCAAAGACCGTGCAGCAGGCGCTTTACGGTTTCTTCGTTCTGAGCTGGCTTACGTTGCCACAATGCACCCCGATACGCTGGATGACTGGAACAAAACTGGTTTAATGTCACTCTGCCTGCTGGACGGCGAAAAACTGTAAACCCCCCAGCCCTCAAACTTGACACTTTTTCGCGAGAAACTGGGAAAAGTGTCAACCCAACCTAACGGATCCTGACGCCTGCGAACAGCAGCTAGAGCAGAAGTGTAAAGGGCTGGCGTTGAGCTTTGTTGAGCCCGGCGGTTAGCTTTTGTTAGTCCTGATGCGAAGCAGGGCAGGTGTCAGCCTGTTATGGTTTGTTATGCCTTACTAGGGAAAACTAGGGGAAAAGTGTCAACCGCTACCGCTTCAGAAAACTTCAGGTGCAGATCGTTGTATGCACCTGTCAAAACTTGTCACCTGCCGGCAGGGACAGAGGATAATTGGGGCCGCTTGCGTTGTAAGTTACAGAAGATTGAATGTGTAAACTGAATTTTTTGATGGGAAGCTTTACCCGGTTCGCTTTGATAATATGCTTATTTTATACGAACAAAGAACTTAAAACGTATACGCTATACGATGTATAGACCGGATCATTGTAGAATGATTATTGTTCTTAAAACTGTATGTGCTTGACTTTACTTCTGTTAAAGGGTCATACTTTGATCGGATGGGGCAGGTTCTTCCTCTTACTTCTGTAAGGGCGGCTCTGATAATGAACAGCATTTTTTGCTGTTGAGCTTAGGCTCACTGATCCTGCTTAGCAGGGTGTTCAACGGTTCCAATCTTTCCTGCCCCTCCCTATGACATAAATAAAAGGAACTTTTTATGCGGGACAATATTTGGTTTACGTATAAAGCACGAATTAATGCGCATCATCGTCTGGAATGGCTTGAGAAACACTCACAGTTCATTCTTGTATGGTATGCGATACTAAGTGCAATTCTTTCTATCGTGACAATACGATTTCCTACAGTGCTAGGAAGTAATACCGATATTTTGGCTGCTATATTATCGGTAGCTTTACTCGGTATTTCCCTTGTGGTTTCTAATCTGGATTTTCGTGGAAGAGCGATATCTATGAGAAGGAATTATCTTGCAATGCAGCGAATTTATTTTGAATCTACTGAAAATAAAGATTTAACCTCTGAACAAAGAAATCAATACCATGTATTGCTTGATGAAGTTGAAAATCATCTTGATATAGATGATAAAGCCGCACGTGTAGCCCAGGCAGGTCTCAGAACAAGGATTCCTACTGCTAAAGAAATAAGGGAGGTAAGGAATTGGAAAATTAAAAGATTCATATTTACTTCTGCATTCTATTTACTTCCGATCTTACTCGTTTGGATGGACTATGACTGCTAGCCGAATTTTTAAAAAATCATTTTCGGAAAAAAACCTTCTTAAAATTTACAAGGAGAGAATAAAAGAGTCGGGTGCCATTGGTATTGACCGAGTACGTCCTTCAAAACTCGATACTACAATAAAAGATGAAGTTAAGTTTATTTCTGAAAAGGTAATGTCTGGTAACTATAAGTTTACAGCTTACAAAGAAAAACTCATTTCTAAAGGGGCTAATTCTAATCCCAGACAGATCTCAATACCGACAGCGAGAGATAGAATTACACTCAGAGCTCTATGCGAATGTCTTACAGGAATTTATCCTGATTCAAGATTGAGACTACCTCATAAAGTGATTGATTCACTAAAAGTTGCATTAGCCAGCGGTTTGTATTCTGAATATGCAAAGATTGATCTCAGAACATTCTACCCTTCAATTGAACACTCACTTATCATAAATGTTATAAAAAATAAAATCAGAAAAAAAGAAATTAGAAACTTAATAATGTCATCTTTGGTTGTACCAACAGTAAATGAATTTAAAGGAAGCAAAGGTGTATCACCTAATGTTAAAGGTGTTCCACAGGGATTGGCCGTATCAAATATTCTCGCTGAGATTTCTTTATCTAATTTTGATAAAGAAATTAATGAGCTTCCAAATATTTGGTTTATGCGTTATGTTGATGACATTCTTATCCTTACGCAAAAAGGTGAAGCCGAAGTATTGGCGTCTCACGTAATTAAAAAATTACAAGCGCTAAAATTAGATCCACATCCTTTGGATGACGTTAACTCAAAATCAAAAATTGGTAATCTAGACGAATCATTTGACTTCCTTGGCTATCATATCAATCAAGGGGAGTTATTAATCAAACAAGAAAGTATTCTTAGGTTCGAATCTTCTTTGGCGAAAATTTTTACAGCATATAGGCATGCATTGCTGCAGGCTAAGAATAAACGTGAAAAAGAAAGAGCTATAACTTACTGTCAGTGGAAGCTTAACCTTAGAATCACTGGTTGCGTATTTGAAGGTAAGCGACTTGGATGGGTCTCATACTTCTCACAAATATCCACTACATCTCAATTACGCGCCGTTAATCATACCGTAAATAACTTGTTAAATCGTTTTAATCTTTCATCTGAGATTAAACCAAAATCTTTAATAAAAACATTTTACGAGCTTCGGCGAGGAACTGCAGAAACGTTCAAATATATACCTAATTTTGATAATTTGGATATATCTCAGAAGAGAGAGCTTGTTTCAATGTGGATAGGTAAGGACAATGCAAAAAAATTAAGCGACAGTGAAATTGAGAGGAAATTCAAATTTAAAATAGCCAAATCTGCTAAAGAGCTTGAGGAAGATATTTCAGGAATATCATAA